TTTCCATCAACATATTTGTTTTCACATGCATCGCTTCCAGTTACAGAAGGAACAAAATATTCAATAGTAACAATGCTTGATTATTTAGAGGCACCACATACACCAGATTATAGAGAAATAGAAAAAAGGTATACTGACGGCTATGCCTAAAATAAATGTTTATAAAACAGGAATTAGCCCAGCTAAAATTGAGCAGATCTCTGTAAAAAGAGAATGGATGGATAAAACTGCAGATAGGCATGCCTACAACTGCTTTCCAGTAAGTTTGTCCAACACTTTAGGCTGGGGTATATCCTTTCCAGAAGACATATCATTTATTTGGGATGGAATCTCAGACAGCTCTCCAGACCATGTTAAGATACTTTCTGGGGAAAAGTATTGCAATTCAAATAGGTCTAATGGAACAGTTAGCTTTATAACAGGGTTAACACTTAAAACAGATGAAGACATAACAACTTTAATAATGCCGCCCCCTAATCATTTTATTGACGGAGCACAATCTTTTACCACATTATTATCAACATCCTTTTTTTCAGGAGAGGTTCCTTGTGTTTGGAGAATTACATCTCCAGGAAAAGTTATAACGATAAAGGCAGGTACTCCAGTTGCGAGCTTAATTCCAATATCTCTTTCGGCACTCAATGAATTTGAAGTAGATCTCTACGACGGCTCTGGGTATGTAGGAGCTCCTTTTGACGGAAGAAGGTATGGGATGACAGTTGATAAGATAAACGCTTCTGGAAACTGGGCAGGTTTTTATAGAAATGCAACAGATCATGAAGGCAATAAAATCGGACAGCACGAAACTAAAACATTAAGGCTAAAGACTAATGTCAAATAAAATTACGTTTCATTCTAATAGACTTTATAACATAATAACAGAAGACTATCAGCCAAAGCCTGCAAAAAATTTAACACCAGAATGGTTTAAGCAAGCAGACAAGTTTGAATTAAATAAACAGACAGGCGAGTATTGGCCAAACTCAGAAGGTGGCTTTGTAAGAAGTTTTAAGTCTTGTCCAGGCCTGCTAGACATATTTATAACTGGATATTTTTATGTTACTCCCTGCGATATTGTTTTTAGTAAATTAGAAAATGGAGATGTTATTGCAACTCCAGAGCCAGGTTACGAAGATTTTGTTGGGAGCAGGGCCCCCATGAATGAATTTCCAGTTCCATATGGATATCTAGACAGACACTTTCATTGGTACCCAAACTGGGCACCAGAAGTTCCAGATGGCTATAGTGTGCTTTATGTAAATCCAATTAATAGATTTGATTTACCGTTTATAACCACCTCTGCTATAATAGATAATGATAAGATGAATACCCCAGGATTAATTCCATTTTTCTTAAGGGACGATTTTGAAGGCAAGATTCCAAAAGGAACCCCTTATCTTCAGCTAATACCTTATAAAAGAGAAGACTGGAAAATGGAGCCAAAGTTTCACGACATGGCTTCTTTACAAGAAAGACATAATGCACAGGCAAAAAAGTTTAGAACAAAAGACGGCGGAGCATACAAGCAAACCGTACGATCTCTTAAAAAATATGAATAGGTGAAAAAATGCAACCAACTAAAAGAGCAAGATATGCAAGAGAGACCATCACACCCTCTGGGTACTTTGGTAATTCTCCAGATAATGTAGTAGAACTAGAAGATATGGTAACGCCAGAAGAGCAGGAATATCTACTAGAGTTTGCTAGAAATAATACTGTCTGGGATGTAACTGAGTCACAATGGAATGAAAATGGAAATATAATTTATGACCATAGAGTTTGGGAAGATCGAGTTGCAACAAGAGACACTCTTTTAAAGGCAGATCCGACAGGCGAAGTTGTAGCAATTCTAGGTCGGGTTATTGAAAGAATGACACCACATATTAGAGAAAAGTTTCAGGTTGAAGTAACTCCTACAGACGCTGCAATTGTAAGATGGCCTAAAGGAGCAATGCAATTTCCACATGCAGATAAAGAGCTACATGAGGGTCCAGATGCAGGAACCCCAAATGAGTTCCCATGGTATGACCTAGGCACAGTATTTTATTTAAATGACGACTATGAAGGTGGAGAGCTATTCTTCCCATTACAAGATATAAAGTTTAAGCCAAAACCAAGAGCGGCATACTTTTTCCCAGGAGATAAGAACTATATTCACGGGGTTACAAAGGTTACAAGTGGGACTAGATACACTGCCCCATTTTTCTGGACTATTACAAAGTTAGGGTTAGAAGAGAATGACAAATAATTATGACTACACATCTTTTGAGTTACTTCCAAATGTAAGAATTTATCAGGGATTACTTCCAGATGCTGACAATCTTTATGACATAATGAAAAGATCTGAAAGAACATCAGAGGGTAAATACTATTTAAGAAATTGGGACGAATGGTCAATATTTGGAACTTATTCTCAGCAAAAGCATAATGAAACAGAAGCTAGAGAATTTGGCGAAATGTATGATCAAGAAAAACATTTGTCAGACAGAGTATATGAAGCTTATAATACAGCAATTGAAGATTATGTAAAGACACATAATGTGGTTATGCCACCAACTTCAAAACTAATGACATCTTCTTTTTCTAAATATAATACAAATATTGATAGCATGAAAAATGAAATGACAATGCAATATCATACAGACTATATAATTTCTGAAAGAGACATGCCAGGACCTAAATTTCTTTTAACCTGTACAACATATATTAACGATGATTACGAAGGTGGAGACATCGAATTTATTGTAGACGGAGTTTACTATCCATATAAGCCAAAAGCGGGAGACATCCTTGTATTCCCATCTACAGAGCCATACTTTCATGGAGTGAGAGTTATTACAAAGGGAGAAAAGTTTTTTATTAGAAACTTTATTCAACACTATTTTGATGGTACCCCAGAATGGTTAGGTAACCAGAGACACTTCGGTGCCTACAGATGGGCAAAAATGGAGTCAGATAGAATTGAAAAAGAAAACCCAAAAAACATGAGGTATTCAAATAGAAAGCATTTAGGATATGAGTCATGAGTATTCCAAAAATTAGGGATGAATTTTTCATAGTAGAAAATTTTATTGATAAGGATACTTGTGAAGCAGTAATTAAATACTTTGATTATCTTGTAGAAAACAAAGTATTAAAGTGGAACGAGATATCATTCTATGGATCACAAGCTATGGGTTACTGGCCGACAGACGACAGGCTAAAGCTGTTTGGCCTAGATGCAGATTTTTTTGGGCAGCTTAAGCAAAAAATAAAATCTAAAACAGAAGAGCTGCTAGGCTTTGAAGTTAACGAAGTTAGCTACCACGCACAGAGATGGATCGAAGGAGCATTTGCAGACTATCATTCAGATAACTCAGATGAACATGGAAATCCAACTGCTTTTGAAAAAAGTAAGTATGCAGTGTTTATTTACCTCAATGATGATTTTGAAGGTGGTCATTTAAAGTTTAAAGATGGAAGCATAGACATCAAGCCAGAGATTGGCCTTGCTGCATTTTTTGCTGGTGGACATCAAAGAGAACACATGGTTACAACAGTTAAAGGCGGAATCAGATATACTATCGGATCTTTCTGGGATGATGCAAGTTGCGTATACTCAGAAGAACAAAAACAATCTTGGGCTGATGAGCTAAAGCAAGTTAGAGCAGAGCAGGAAGAGCTTTATAAAAAATGGGCAACTCCAGAAGGCAAGCCATCAATGCCAAAGGGTAGAGAATGATAATAAAAGAAGTATTAGCAGACAATCTATATTATTATAAAAAAGTAATCAAAGATCCAGCAGCACTAATTCAAAAGATTGAAGATCTAGATGGCAAGATAGAAAATAATACAACTCTAACCAACTGGACTCCATGGGTTTCAAGCACACAGCCAGACGATGTATTTGGTGAGTTTAAAGCTGGTGGATATAGAATCGGATACGATTTGTCACAAGACAAAGAGTCTTTTTTAATTATTGCAGAAATTCATGATGCAATATTGCAATGCATAGAAGACTATTCTTTTAGAACTCAAAAAGATCTAGGCTATCTGCCAGATGAGATCACAATTAGAAAATATCACGTAGGCGGGAAAATGGGTCCACACATTGATTGTGAAGAAGATGATGATGAAGCTAGGCTAACAGCATCTCTTGTTTTATATCTTAATGATGATTTTGAAGGCGGAGATGTAATATTTAGAGAGCAGGGAATTAACATTAGACCAGAACCAGGAAGTCTATTAATATTCCCATCAGTAAAGCCATATTACCATGAGTCTACTGAGATAACTTCAGGATATAAGTATATGTGTCCAGCTTTTATGTTTAAAAGAAGTAAATTGAACTGATAGGTGGTATAATTAAAAAATGGCTACAACAGGAATTAATGGATGGCGCTTTCCAAGCTACTCGGACTCACCAGATGTCCCGAGAGACTTAGGCGTACTAGCAACAGATATTGCTGCATTTATTGCAGCTAATCCAGGTCCACAAGGAACAACAGGCCCTAGAGGGTCTAGTGTTTTAAATGGCTCAGTAGACCCAGTTGCTGGAACTGGTGTTGATGGAGATTTTTATATTAACACTACAAGTAATGCAATCTTTGGGCCAAAGGCAAGCGGAGCATGGGGAGCAGGAAAAAGTATTGGCGGAAACAGTGTTCTTAATGGAATAACAGATCCAACTTCTAGCAATGGTTCTAATGGCGATTTTTATATTAATACAGCAAGCAAA